GTGTTTTTTAAAGCTATTCACACACAACATATTTGAATCTTTGATTCACGTTATTTTAATGTTGAACCAAATTTTATTTTAAATATATATATAGCCCTGACTGCATTTATTCATCTATTCGTAGACAGGGAGCATTTCAGTGAACTTTCTTATGACATTACCGATACAAGACCTGCACAGGATGCGGCAGGTAGTTAAGACAGTTCACATGAAACATTACCCTGATGAATTTATGACAAACCATGAGGCAGACAAGATCATTGAGGCTTTTGGGCCTGAGACAATGGAGAACCATCTTAGGATTGCCGTTAACAGGGGTATGTTTAAGTGAAGTACATGCGCGACAAGCTGAAGGGCGCTTTAGAAGCGCATGAGGATTTCCATTCTGGTAATGAGTGTAGTGTTTTTGTTTTAAGCTATCGGCCTGACGGTTCTTGGCATTGTACCGATACCGGGCCAGATAGCATGCCAGTCGACAGGCCTCATGTTTCGGGAATACTTGGTGAGGTTATTTCCGAGCTTTCCCAAGCAAAGGTCGTGGAACATTGAAAGACGCAGTGCTAGGCCAGTCGTTTTGTTTTGCAATACCAAATATTGATTGCAGTTCACACGATTTCCATAAGCTGTCTAAAGAAGCTTTCGAAAGAGCGTCTAAGTACCATAGTGTAATTTTTTCTGACCCTGAGTATTCAACGCACGGCACGGATGCGGTAGCCAAGGCCTACGTTGTTGGCACTAATCAAGTCATGGCGGTCCCCGTCGAGGACATGGATGCCTGATTTAGTCTATAAATGTACGGGCTCTGTCGCCAGAATGTTCATGAAGTCAGAAATGTTCGTTCGTGGCCTTCGTGGGCCTGTTGGTTCTGGTAAGTCTGTCGCGTGTTGCATGGAAATGTTTCGCAGAAGCACTCAACAGGAGCCGTCTACAGATGGAATACGATACACAAAGTGGGCGGTTATCCGAAACACCAACCCAGAACTTAGAACCACAACAATTGCAACGTGGTTGCAGTGGTTCCCAGAAAACGAGTGGGGGAATTTCCGATGGTCGCCGCCGTTCACGCACCATATACGGAAAGGTGATGTGGACATGGAGGTATTGTTCCTACCTCTTGACACGCCAGACGATGTAAAAAAATTGCTTTCGCTTGAATTAACCGGGGTGTGGGTTAACGAAGCCAGAGAAGTTCCAAAGCCAATCATTGATGCTGCAACAAGCCGTGTTGGGCGCTACCCGAGCAAGAAGGATGGTGTTGGGCCGACGTGGTTTGGTGTGATTATGGATACAAACGCTCCAGATACGGACCATTGGTGGTCTATTATGTCCGGCTCTGCCCCTGTCCCGGATCATATGAGTGAAGAAGACGCGCTGATGCTTCTAAAGCCCGACAATTGGGATTTCTACGACCAACCCGGCGGGATGAGGGAAATAAGAGGCGATGAAAATGAGCTATTGGGGTATGAAGACAACCCCGAAGCAGAAAATGCCGAAAACCTCCCTAAAAAATACTACGAAAACATGGTCAGAGGTAAATCGCGGTCTTGGATTAGCGTTTACGTTCTAAACCGACTTGGCAGCATCGAGCAGGGGAAGTCAGTCTATGAAGGATTTACCGAAGCAACCCACGTTGCCAAAGAATCACTCGATATCGGACCCATGCCTGTTTACTGTGGCTTGGATTTTGGCCTTACACCGGCTGCTGCATTTGCCCAACGACTCCCAAATGGTCGGTGGTTTATCCTTCGAGAGTTGGTTTGTGTCGATATGGGGGCAGTCCGGTTTGCAGAGGTATTACGACGTTTTATTGCCGAAGAGTTTCCCAACAACCAAATCAGCATCTTCGGAGACCCATCTGGAGACTTCCGCGCTCAAACAGACGAAACAACGCCATTTGAAATCCTCAGAGGAGCGGGGTTGGTCGCACGTCCCGCGCCGTCGAACGACCCCGTAAAACGCATAGAGGCTGTAAACGGGCTGTTGTCGCGCATGGTAGATGGCAATAGCGGCTTTCTTATAGACCGTGAGAAGTGCCAAACGCTTACAACTGGATTCTTGGGGGGCTATCACTACCGCCGTATGCAAGTAACAGGCGAGAGATTTGAGGAACGGCCAAACAAAAATAAATTTTCACACGTCCATGATGCGCTTCAATATTTGGTTATTGGGGCCGGAGAGGGCAGGGCGATGTTGCGCGGTCAAAACGCTATGAAGCCGGGGAACGCCAAAGGCAAGTGGTCGCCGTTTGGTAAGAAGAAACGCGCTCCAAGAGCCGCATTTTGACTATATACAAAGATGATCCGGGCCTTTTAAATTGGTATGTTGTGTTCCAGCACAATACGCACATTCCTCATGTAGATAAGGTCTTCAAGAAGAATTTTTGTCATGTCTGGGCATTTACATACGATCCCGAAACTCATGCGTGGCTCCGTGTAGAGTCAACGCACAAGAACCTTGTTATCAGGCCCGTGCCTAAGAAAATGGTGCCAATAATGCTAATGGAGGCGAACAAAAACATCGTTGTCCAATATGACGCGGCCCCTTCAAAAGTTATGTGGAAAATTAGATTTTTTGTCGATTGCTCAAGCGTCATAGCCCACCTTCTTGGCGTTGATATTTTTTACCATACGCCATACCGACTTTTTTGTGCATTGAGACAAAGAGGAGGAACCGTGACTTTGCCTAAAGGAATTTCTAAGGAGAGTATCGATGGGCGGTGGCAAACAAGCAGTTCAAGGCCCGAGCGCGGCTGAAATAGCAGCAGAAAAACGCGCACAGGAAGATATCGTAAAGGCTGAAAAGCGTAAAGAGGAAGAAGAGGCGCAGCGTAAGCGTAATCTTCGTGGTCGTCGTTCACTTCTTGCAGATGAAAATACTGGCGATGGTTTCTACAGCGATAGCCTTGGCTAATGACCCCAGAACTTAAAAAAATTATCACAGGGTTTAGAGCTTGTGAGCAAGAACGCGCAAACTGGATTCCGCTTTGGCAGGATTGCTACGACTATTGTTTTCCGCAGCGGCTTGGCTTTTACGGCCAATCTCCCGGCCAATCAGAAACAGATGATATTTATGACTCGTCCCCAGTAACTGCCGTTGATGAGTTTGCCAGCCGTATGCAAGCTGGCCTGACACCTCCGTTTTCTAAATGGTTTGAGTTTAGGGCTGGGTCAGAAATACCAGAAGACCAGAAGTCAAAAGTCGATACAGAGCTAGACTTGATTAGTAATTATATTTGGGAAGTCCTTCAAAGCTCAAATATGGATCAAGAGCTACATGAAGCTTATTACGATCTAGCAGTTGGCTCCGCTTCTATTTGTATTGAGGAGGGTGACGCGGAACAGCCAATTATGTTCACAACTCTGCCTCAAAACGAAGTTTACCTGTCTGCCGGACCTTACGGAAAAGTTGATAAAAAATATCGACTCCGAATGCTTACTCTTGAAGCTATCGAGGTCATCTGGCCGAAAGCCGACATCAGCGAAGAAATGCGCCGTGAAGCTGGCTTAGATGAATTAAAAAAGTTCAAGGTTATTGAGTGTGTTGCTCGCGACTGGAAAGTCAAAGAAACAGAAACGCATAATTTTAGTGTCGTTTGCTTAGAGCCAGAACACATGATTTTACAAAACGTCTTTAAAGGCGATGGCGCTCAACCAATTATATCATTTAGGTGGTCTAAAGCCGCTGGAGAGACATACGGGCGTGGGCCTCTATTGTCTGCACTCCCTGATATTCGCGTTCTTAACGAGGTCGTAAAGCTTGGCCTTGAGAATGGTGCGCTGGCTATTACGGGTATGTGGCAAGCCGACGATGACGGTGTTATCAACCCTGATACCTTAGAACTAATTCCTGGCACAATCATTCCAAGAGCTATGGGAAGCCGTGGCCTTGAGCCTTTGCAGTCCCCCGGCAACTTCGATATGGGGCAGTTTATCCTCAATGATATGCGTCACAATATTCGCAAAGCTCTCTTCAATGAGCAGTTAGGTGCGCCGGAAGGTACGCCAATGTCTGCTACAGAAGTGCATGAGAGAATGGCTGATTTAGCGCGAACAATCGGATCTGCTTATGGCCGCTTGCACTCAGAAGGGGTGACACAGATTTTACGCCGTGTCGTGCATATCCTTCGCAAGCAGGGACGTATTAATATCCCGAAGGTCAACGGGCGTGAAGTAAAGATCGTCAACGTATCCCCTCTGGCACAAGCACAGCATAACGAGAACGTCGCACGGGTCGCACGGTGGTTAGAACTTATGAACGCTGGCTTTGGCCCTCAGATGACAAACGTAGTCGTTAAAGCAGAAGAAGCCGCTGTTTACACTGGTAAAGAGATTGGCGTCCCGGAAAAGCTTATTCGTGACAAAGCAGAACGCGAACAGATTCAGCAAGCCATTCAAGAGACGCAGCAAGTTCAAGCAAACCGACAACCCAATCAGCAAGGACAGCAATAATGTTTAGAACGCTTAACGAAAAGCTTAACGAGAAGAAAGCAACTGCGCCAGCGAAGGCTGAAAAGCCAGCGCCGAAGAAACCATCGAAGAAGGGCAAGTAATCATGGCGAGCAAATCGA